ACCAATGCGATACTAAAAAATTTTGACATAGGCATTTAATTTAGGTTAGTACTAGATTAAATTATATTATACAAAATTTTTATTTGTTATTTAAAAATATTTGAATTTCCTTGAAGGTATCCCATATTTTTTGGTGAGCCCAGCCTAATTCCCGCAGATCTGCTACTAGTTTTGTTTTTGGGTTTTTACAAATATAACGATCAGGGTTATTAAATACGAGGAGCGCGAGATCCTTACTATTTATCGGCATATCTGAGAGGAGTTCAAATAAGGGGCTTTTTTCTGCTGCAGGTAATTGCACATCCAATATGTCGGTATTCGCGCAGGAGTGGCTTTTTTCTTGCTTGCAGAAGGTTATTAATGAGTTGGTTACACATTGATAAATGTAGGTGGATTGTTTACATCTATACTCGGTTTTAAAAGTTTTTTCTGCTTTTAGGTAGGCTAGGGTAGCCTCACTCATTAGCTCCTCAAGACAGATTCCGGTGGTTGCATGAAAAGACCATGCAATTTTTTTGATTAAATTTGATAGTGGCATCATTTGTATTTGTTTAGTAAAGCGGTTAATAAAGAAGTTTCATCAGTATCTGAACCTTCCAGGACATTATCCAACACTTTTCTTTTATCATCTAGTAAAGCGGCAATGTCTTCCTCAATGGTATTTTTTGCAAGCAGGTAATAAATATTCACAGCATTTTTTTGGCCTATTCTATGGCAACGATCCTCCGCCTGAACTAATTCTCCAGGGGTCCAGGGCAATTCTAAAAAAGCCACATTTGAGGAGGCGGTTAAGGTTATTCCCACTCCAGCGGCTTGGATATTACCAATGAATAGACGGACCCTAGGATTTGTTTGAAATTCTTCAACCGCCTTTTTTCTGGCAGATAAAGAAACAGATCCATCTATTTTTACGCAGAGGTGTTTAAATTTTTCTTGTAATAGATTGATAACTCTCTTGTGGGAAGCAAATACTACTAACTTTTCATCGGATTCTATAAAATCCTGTATCCATTCAATACAGGCATTTATTTTACCCATTACCGCCACATGTTTTAGGGTCTCAATTTGTACTAACGTTTCTGCGTTACTGGCTTTTACCGCACTTTCATATCCTTTTCTTTTTTTAATATATGAGAAAAGATCATTTTCTGCGGAAGCATACATTTTTTTGTTGGTTATTTCTAGTGGGAAAGAGGAATAGATCTTATCGGGTAAATCTTTTAACACATCCATCTTTTTTCGACGGATCATTATAGAATTTATTAGTATCTCATGAAGTTCCTTAGAATTAGTTGCCCCATTAAAATCCCAGCCAAATCCATTATGTTTTGCCCCACAGTATCGCTTAGCAAAAATCCACTTATTAGGAAAGAGGGTAGGGGAGACGAAACGGATAGCATAGTAAAATTCGATGGGTCGATTAACGATCGGGGTCCCTGAAAGAAGTATTTTGTGCGGGATATTTGCAAGTTTTTGGACCGCCTTTGATCTTTTTGCCCGAGCATTTTTAAGATAATGGCATTCATCAAGGATAATTACCTGGGCATTAAAGGCAAGGAGTACCGGCAACCAGGCATCCACAATATCATAGTTGATAATTATGATTTCTCCTAGTAGAGGGTATTGTTTTTTCCCTGATATGAGCTGTACTTTAGGGGATTTTAAGCCATAAGAAAGTTCTTTCGCCCAATTATGTTTCAATGAAGCCGGACAGATAACAATAGCGGGACGTTTTTCGGGGTGCAATTGTAAATAGGCTCCAGCCTGTACGGTTTTCCCTAATCCCATTTCATCGGCTAGTAGGACATTTCCGTTTAATGATTCGATGATAGAAACCCCCTCGAGCTGAAAAGGATATAATTTCCAACGTAAATCAGGGATAGTGAGGAGAGGCGCGGGTTCCCTTTTCTTTATTCCTGGAAGAGGATCAATAAATAAATCAGGAGAAAGCATAAATCCCCATTCTTTTAGGAGAGGGATTATTTCTTCCGAGAAAGCACAAATCCAATATTTTTTCCCATCCTTTGCATTAAAGTATGCTCTAGGTAAAGTTTTAATTTTTGAAATGAGATCCCTGTCAAATGGAAAGGATAATTTGATTTTCACCTCCCCTGTTTTTTGGTCGATGAATTTTTGTGCTGTTTTGAGATAAACAGGAGGCTTTTTCATTGATATAGTTTTTAGTAGTTTTATGTTTCGCGAGCGTTTAGGTTTTGAATAAAAAGGGAAGCAATTCGTAAACAGGTATTTCTTGCTTCTTTTTCAGAAGGATAATTCCCAATGTGGGTTTTGAATCCCGGTAGATGGCATTGTACATAATAAGGAATTTTCTTACTTAATTCTTTACAGTATGTACAGGCTCTTACTTTACCGATATAAAAACCGGTAACCTTTAGGACAAAGGATTCCTCTGCCCTAAAGGAGGTTCTGCAGCTAATTTGCATTCTCAGAACCCTTTGTTTTTTGGTCCGTTTCATGGCATTGGGGTTAAGGATGATCTCTTTTGATTAAGCAGTACAACCTCCAGATTTTTTGTTTCTAAGGCAGATTTAATTTCATCGTAGTAGGAGGTTATGTAGTTTTCCGCTCGCCAAATTGGATGCTTAGAAGGCGGAGAATTTAAAGTAGTAAAGTAGGTAAAGTCAGAGGTATCGTCGTCTCTTTTCTTAAATGCAATGGCATACAAGGTTCTTGTCATCGGGGGCATCTTAAATTTGGTGCGTATCATTGGACGTTCCTGCTTGTTTAGATTTAAACGAATTACGGTGTCAAGAAAAATTAGGATCGGCGCCTTTTGTTTTTTAGCCATCCTGACATAAGAACGCAATTTACCCCTGGAGGGGCATTCTATTTCGACCCGTAGACATTCCATGGTTTTATAGATTATGAGTTTACTTTACAATCAAAAATTTACGGCTTTTCCATTTACTTTATCAATGATAATTCTAATTCTGTTAGGATGGTCGGGAATCTTTATTAATAATCTGTTCTCATCCATTTGGATAGGAATAAGAGGTATGGAGCCCAGTTGAGCCTTCACATACTCATCACGTTTCAAAAAGTTAAGCAAGCGCAATTCAAAGCGTTCTGCTTCTGTTAGCGATTTATACCTGTACGGTTTATTCTGTATCATGGCGTTTGATTTTTAGTTTGACATAGACCCCTTTGCAGGGGTTTCGGCTAATCAAGCCTCATCAGTATGCCTAAAAATAAAAACCTTCCCAAGGATTGGTAAAGAATTGAGGGGGCGCCGCTAAAATTTCTATAATTTTATATTCTGGAACAGAAATTGCCCCTCCTGTATCCATTAAAATAGAATACCAGGTTTCCTCCTTTGCTGATTCTGGAAGGTTTTGTAAATCGAACCAACTTTGGGAACCTCCTACTGTGCTAAAATTATGATGTTTGGCGTATACCCTTCCAATACGACTTCCATGCCCTTCTATCAGCACATAATTACCTAATTTTGCTATCATGATTTCTAGTTTTTAGTTTGACAATGACAAGCCTTTCGGCTTGTTTCGGCTAATTAAGCCTCATCAGATTGTCTACTTGGAAAGCAAATGAATGAGTTCAAATGCCTCATTTTTGAATGCCCGATACATTGTTTCTGTTCTTTTCTCATCATCGTCTCGTAATACGCAGGTGATATACTCCAATTTACTTTTTATGTAGCGGTTTAGTCCGTTTACTAGTGGAAGCATTTCCTGAACCGTGTGTTGGTTCATGTTATCAATAAAGGTTCCTGCTGTTTCGAAAACATTTAACGCCTCTTTGAACTCTTTTTTAGCGACCTCGGTGCGGAGATTCCTGGTTTGGCGAGAATTGAGGGCGGAGAGGTATGCCTCTTCAGCATTCCAACCTGAACCAGAGGATAGGTCAGAGATAAGAACACAGGTACAGGTTTCTTGATTAGCAGGGGAGCGGTAAAGAAAGCGGTAAAGATTACCATCTTCATCGGTTCCTTTGTAATTTTGATCTTCCTGCTGTTCCCAATTAATTTTGATAGTTTTCATTGTAGTATGTTTTTTAGTTTGACAATGACTGGTTAGGCGCTAATAAAAACACCTAAACCAGTTTCGATTATTAAAATCTCATCAGATTGTCTTTTTTGTAAGATAGCGCGTATCTGCTGTAGAGTGCCTGATCTTCTACCGTTGTTAATCTCCTACCAATTTGGTACGTTAAACGCTGCATTCTTACGGAGTGCAACTAAGTCCAAATCTAATTTATTCGGAGATAAGTTGGCGTATCAAGTAGAATCTTCTTAGAAGTGTAGGAAAATCGTGGGGTTGAGGTCCCTTTTGGTGTCGGTTGTTTCCCTAACTACTTGATTTTCAGGATGTAAAGAACTTTGGGGCGTTTTACCGTTGTTTGATGACATAAAGATACGGGCACTTTATAAAAATTCCTAATTTTTTTTATACTTTTTTACCGATTTTTTGAAAAAAAATTAAAAACCGGTTATTTATAAGGCATTAAAGCGGTATAATTATTTGATATTTTAACCCGGAGGAGGAACCATGTACCAGAAAAAAGAAAAAAACGAGCACGGGGTAGGTAGAAAAGGATACTGGAAACCCGAATACACCAAACAGGTCTATAAATTAGCCTTACTATCCGCGACCGATAAACAGATCGCAGACTTTTTTGGCATCAAACCCACCACCCTAGATTACTGGAAACAGCACAAACCGGAATTCACCAAGGCATTGAAGAAGGGGAAGATGGAGGCCGATGCGAAGGTGGCCAAAGCCCTGTACCATCGGGCAATTGGGTACACCCACGATTCCGTACAGATCCTATCCAACCGGGTGGAGGAGTACAATATGGAAACCAAAACCAGACGATCCTGGACCGAGCCCCTGGTGGTCCCCATCAAAAAGCATTACCCACCGGATTCCTGGGCATGCCTAAAATGGCTGAGCCTGCGACAAAAAGAACAATGGGCGGATATTCAGAAGGTGGACATAAACCACAACATCACCGGTTCCATAGATATCCATGAACTGCAGAATCAACTTTCCGACCCAAATAGAATCACCACCGAGGAAATAAAGTTAGCCCTAAAATTAGGAATCATGCGGGCAGCCGAACAGCTAACCCCCGCAGCAGATAACTAGAACATGGAACAGACCCTAACCCGTACAAAATTACCCAAAAAGGCGATACTTCAAAAAGCTATGGAGCATCCCCTCTTACTGGTAAGGGAACTGACCAACCGTTCATTCTACGAATTTTTTAAATTCTTCTGGCCGGAATACTCCTCAGAAAAACTGGAACTAAACTGGCACATAGAGGTCCTCTGCGATGAACTCCAGGAACTAGCCGAAAGGGTTGCCCAAAGCAAAATAAAGGAACACGATCTGATAATAAACATTCCTCCAGGGATGACCAAGACTGCAATATGTAGCATAATGTTCCCCGTGTGGTGCTGGACTAGATGGTACTGGATGAAGTTTATTACAATAAGTTATTCGGCATCGTTGAGTCTGGAGAGTGCGGAGTATAGTCGGGACCTAATACAATCGGATCGCTTTAGTAGTATATATCCCGAGTTGGGTATAAAAGATGACAAGAACACCAAAACTAATTTTAGGGTCGTTAAAAAAATACAGGAGTATCCAGGAAGAGCGGCGAGGGTGTTTTATGGAGGGAATAGATACTCCACTTCAGTAGAAGGAACATTGACCGGATTCCATGCTCATATATTAATAGTAGACGACCCGATCAATCCACAGCAGGCGGTAAGTAAAGTAGAGCTAGAAAAAACCAACCGTTGGTTGAGTCAGACGCTACCTACCAGAAAGGTAAACAAAGCGGTATCCCCAATGGTACTGATCATGCAAAGACTTCATCAGAACGATCCCTCAGGATATCTGCTGGAAAAGAAAAAAACCAACCTAAAGCATATCTGTTTACCAGGAGAGATACGAAACTACAAGAAGCAGGTAAAACCGGTGGATCTACTATTAAAGTACGACGCCTCCGGTTTACTAGATCCGAAAAGGCTGAGCGACGCCGTTCTCACGGATTTAGAGGCTGACCTAGGGCAATATTCCTACGCCGGACAAATCGGACAATCCCCAACGCCTCCGGCAGGCGGAATGTTTAAGGCGGACAGATTCCCGATTGTGGAAACGCTACCCATTTCGGTTAACTTTATGGCGGTTGTTCGGTACTGGGATAAGGCGGGGACAAAGGAGCAGGCGGACGGAAAGGGAAGTAAAGCGGCTTGGACCGTAGGAACAAAGATGATTAGGCTTACCAATGGGAAGTTTATTATTGTGGATGTGAAGCGGGGACGTTGGGCAGCGGAGGAGAGGGAAGCCATAATACGTAGTATCGCAGAAGCGGACGGAAAATCAGTAAAGGTATACTTCGAGCAAGAACCCGGAAGCGGGGGTAAGGAATCTGCCGAGGCCACTATAAAAAATCTGGCGGGGTTTGCCGCCTACGCCGATTTACCCAAAGGGGATAAAATATACCGCGCAGACCCGTATTCGGTACAGGTCAATAATGGTAATGTGTTACTACTCAAGGGTGATTGGAACACAGAGTTTATAGATGAGCACCGGCATTTTCCTAACTCCACCTACAAGGATCAGGTGGACAGCGCAGGAGGGGCATTTAGTAAGTTGACCGCAAAACGAAGGGCTAAAATTAGAAATCGATAGATATGAAAAAGGAACTGGAGCAAAGAATTCAAGTACTTTCCACCCTGGTAACCCGGATGCAACTGGCGGGGCAACTAGGACTCTCGTACGATGGGGATCGTGATTTGTACGATATTCTAGGATACAAGGCGGATCTAACGTACAACGACTTTTACCTACAATGGAAAAGACAGGACATTGCCAAGGCTATAATTAATCGCCCCATCAGTACCACCTGGAGAGGTCCCCTGCAGATCCTAGAGGTGGATGATGCAGAGGTGACCCCATTTGAGAAGGCATGGGAAGAACTAGCCACCACGTTAAAGATAAAGTCAAAGTTCATTGCCCTGGACCGCTTTACCGGGCTGGGAAGATACGGGGTTTTGTTTTTTGGATTTAACGACGTGCAATCTTCCACCCAATTTGAGACAGCGGTACAGGGAACCAATAATAGGTTGCTATATGTACGGGCTCTTAACGAGGTGGATTGTCAGGTGGTAGAGTATGAGGAGGATGTTAGAAATGAACGATACGGATCCCCTAAGATTTACAGCGTTACCTTAAAGAACGCGCAGGGGGCGTCAGAAACGATGCGGGTACATCATACCAGAATACTACACGTGGTAGATAGTCCTGTTGAAAATGATCATTTTGGAACGCCTAGACTGGAGGCGGTATACAATAGGCTGCAGGATCTGGAGAAGTTAACCGGGGGATCCGCTGAGATGTTTTGGAGAGGTGCCCGACCCGGGTACAATGCTAAGGTGGATCCAGAATATACTCTAAGCACAGAAGATGAGGATGCTTTGGAAGAACAAATAGAACAGTTTGAGCACAATCTAAAAAGGATCTTTTACAACGAAGGGGTTTCCTTAGAAACGCTTGCCCAGCAGGTAAGCGATCCAAAGAATCATGTGGATGTCCAGATACAAATGATATCTGCAGAAACAGGAATACCAAAAAGGATCCTCACCGGTAGCGAAAGAGGGGAACTATCCAGCGGACAGGATGCGGACGAATGGAACGCTTTTATACAAACCAGACGGGAGGAGTTTGCAGAGCTTTTAATTGTGCGCCCGTTTATTGATGTGTGTATCAAGTACGGGGTTTTACCAAAGCCTACCGCAAATGAGGGCATCTACTCCGTTGCTTGGCAGGATCTATTCTCAATCAGCGAGAAGGATAAGATTGAGGTAGGAGGAAAGAGAACAGAGGCGCTGACTAAGTACGCCGCCCAACCAGAGGCTCACCTGGTGGTACCTCCGCAGGCATTTTTCGAGATGTTTCTTGGGCTAACGCCTGACCAGGTAACCCTTATTGCACAAATGAGGGAAGAGGCGCTGAAAGAGGAAATGAAACGACAGGAACAGGACGATAATGATATGTTTGATGAGGAAGACGAGGACGAGCCTGAGGAGGATGATGAAATAATTGAAGAAGACGATACAGAAGAGTAAAATGATAGCAACCGCACCATACAAGCAGAAGCATAGCACGACGATAAACAAGCAATTGATTATCGTTAACAGCATTGAGAGCAGAAATGACCCTACGAAAACGCTGGGGTTAAGAAAACGCTTTGCTTCTGATATGGATCGTAGATTTAGTAGCATTGCCAAACTAATAAAGCAGGCGATTGTGGATCAGGATTGTTTCGGACTAAAAAAGCAACCGCAACAGTATGCCAGCGCCAATGCTCCTACAGGGCTACCAGGACCGGGGGCGTTTAGGTTCCTGACAAAGGAGGAAAAGATCGCCTCATTTATGGACTGGCTAAAGGAGCAGGAGAAGAAGGGGCTACTAGAACTCGGCCGAATAGCCCAGATAGGGGAAAGCACCCAGCAGGCTTGGACAAATATGTACGTACTAGACTCCTACAAAAGAGGGGTTATTCGTAGTAGGTACGAGATGGGGAAAGCGGGGATGCCTGTTCCTCCCATAGAACAAACCGGGGGAATTGCGGCAAGCATGGCGACCCCCTTCCATATAGAAAGGGTAGGGCTGCTATACACCAGGGTCTTCGAGGAACTGAAAGGAATAACCGCTGCAATGGATAGTCAGATTAGCAGGGTACTGGCACAGGGGATGATCGATGGGGATGGTCCTGCGTTGATGGCAAGAAAAATGGTGCAGGTTGTTACCGGAGCAGGCGGTGATTTGGGAATAAAGGATACGTTGGGAAGATTCATTCCGGCAAAGAGGAGGGCAATGACGCTGGCTCGCACCGAGGTAATAAGGGCGCACCATTTAGGCATGGTACAGGAGTACAAGAATTGGGCGGTGGAAGGAGTGTACGTGCAGGCGGAGTGGAGCACCGCAGGGGATGACCGGGTGTGCCCTATTTGCGAAGGAATGCAAGGTAAGGTGTACACGTTGAAGCAGATTGAAGGAATGATACCCGCCCACCCCGGCTGCAGATGCATTGCGTTGCCTAAGGCGGTGGATGAGAAGAAGAGGAAGAAGAAAAAGGAAACAAAATTGGAAGATTGGCAAAAGGATCCCGTTGCTCGCCGGTATAAACCGGAGGTGGCAAAGGAGTACATGCGGTATAAAAAGGAAACGGATGCCTTCATGGAGAATTGGAATACCGGGAATATTGTACAAAAAGGGGAAATTCCGAAGGATACCCGCATGCATTCCACTAAACGCGATCAATTAATACGGTACTTAAAATCGGAAGGAATTTATGGAGAGTATGAAAGCACCGCAAAAAATTGGATACTTAGTGCGGATTCTAATGAGGCGCTGCAATTAAAAAGAACCTTTTCCAAAATGGATTCTTCATTAAAAATGAGATGGCCGGATGAGGATGTTATTGACTACATGAAAGCGGTACTAGATAATGATGTTCCCGCCTTTAGTCAAAGTACCTTTCTAAAAATTCAGGCATTGAATCAATCCTATATGGAGAGTCTAGGATTAAAAACAATAAAACTGTATCGGGGATTAGGGGAGGTTCCAGAAATGCGGGAAGCGATAAATGCCGGTAAAAAATTACATCGTACCAAATTTAAAATAACTGAGAATAACTTAACAGGATTTACGGATAATGAGGAGATTGCAAAATATTTTGCTCAATTTGATACCCCATCTACGGCGGGATTTTATTATATGGAGGAAATGGACATCTCCCAAATATTTATTCATTCCGATTTATTCTCTTTACTGGTTCGACAAGGGGTAGGGGAATCAGAATTTATTTGTATAGGGGGTCTAAGAGAATTGTTATTAAAAAACATAATGTTACAAATGTAAAGAATCATGACAAAGCAAGTGAAGGCGGTGCGTAAAATGAAATCGGGGGAGGTTCGGTTTTCCTCTGCTAATCTTTTGAATGATGATTGGATTAAGGCAGGGAGGCTACGAAGACTTGCCAGTAAAGGGGATGAGAAAGCAAAGGAGGAGTTGGAAAGAATGCGAAATACCAAAATGATTGAGGAATGAAAAGGACTCTAAATAAATTAACAGAACAAGGTGTTTCCTTGCGAAATTTAGACGAACAGGACGGGTTCGGTATACATATATCTCCCGACCGGAGTTCGCGCCTAGAATCGCCGGAAAATCCGTTTAGGGTTCAAAAGGGCAGTTACCGGGATTTACCGCTGCTAGATTATGGGGCGGCATTTTGTTTAAGAAAAACTAAAAAGTAAAAGGATATGTCACTGTTCACAACAAACTTAATAGGCAAGGGAGGCTCCATTAGGATGCAGGTCACCTGTTCCGATGCCGTAGAAATAGTGGGTAAATGGTACGGGATCAATA